ATACAAACGCAAACTGCCACGCAAACAACCTCCCCCGAATTCCTACACCCTGACTATCCCAAAACTGATGAGGTAATACCTTTATTTCAATTCCATTTTTCATATTACTTACTCACTATTGCGATAATACTATCCATCGCCTTCGGTGATCGGCGCTTGTCGGTAGGTTCCAGCGTGCACCCGCACCTCCATCCTTGGCAAGAGAGCTTATCGTTAGGCGCATTTTGGGGATGAACGTTCAGGCTCTGCCAATCACTTCCACGGGCTACAATCCCATTCAATGCCGCACATTCGGGGCAATGCTCCTCAATGTCGTCACCGTACACCCATTCCAGGTTCTCGCCATTATCAGCCTTGATAAGTAAAACAGCCTGATTATATGCTTCGTTATATCTGTTGGCCCATAATGCCGCCCTCGCTAGTAGCGGGTCGATGGGTGTTTGGTCAATTCTCGCGTCCACAATAGCACGGTAGAAAGCATCAACAAAATCGAACTGGTTGAGATACATATCCTCAAAGCTGTCTTGCAGGTATTGGGGGAATTCTCCATCGTCGCCTTCATCCTTCCACGCAAGGCGGTAGGCTTGATCTAACTGACCATAGATGAGCGCAGCGGTGATGTCGATAAACTCACCACCCAGATCGTTTCTATAGACAGACTCTATTAGGTTTGTGAGAGTAAACAAAAAGTAGTCATAGGTCTTGTTTTCAATGTCCCAATAATATCCATCGCCGTTTGCGAACATCATACCCCCCGACCTGTTGGGGCGGGTAAATGCAGCCCAGCGCGCGCGCCCTTTTAGGTGAGGCACAACGGCGGGAAACAACCTTATCGTTTGGCGTATGGTGGATATGTACAGGTTCATAAATCCCACTCCTCTTCCCAATCCTTGACAAATTTCATCTTATGGCAAATCTGACATTCTTTATATTCTGTGAATATTCTCTTCTCGCTTTTTATATCTTCCAACCAAAATTGCCACCACTTCCTACCAGTTTTTACATAGATAGGCGTTACTTCAAAATACTTTCTCCAAATATGTGGACATTTCATCTTCAAAACCTTTCTGCCTTACGGCTAATAATAAACAAGTACCTGCGCTGTTGAGTGACCGTCGCTATTGATAGACACAAATGCAGGCATTCCATCAACCTTTATTTCTGGACACTTCAAAGAAACCCACTCACTTACAATTTTCCCGTCAGAATCCGCGTTCCCCTCACCAAAAAACGGCGCGAGTTGTTTTCCGCAAATACTACAAAACCTGACGGGGCAATTCTCATCATTCAACATATTTACTTATCGCTTTCTCGACGCTCTAACGCATCGGCTAACTTGTTGAGACTATCTGCAAGGGTGATTATATCAGCGTTCGCCTTGACTTCGGGGGCGAATAACATTCCGTCATTTGACGGCAATAGTCCTGAAATGTCAAACGCCGCCTTGACTTCCTCCAACGTCTTGCAGGTCAGAAGTTGTGTCTCGATCTTCTGGGTAATTTCTCCACTCAATCCGCCGTAATGCGGCTCATACTTGAAGTCCAAGGGCTGACCCTTCTTGAATCGCCTAACCGCCACATCCTGCCACACGCGAAGCTCGTTTAGTTCGTTGATGGTCGGCAACCACTTAGCGGGGGGGTTCTCCACTGGCTTATCATCTTCCGTCACAGCTTGCGTATTATCCACAGGCTGCACCTCGATAGGCTGTCCGTCCGGTCCCAATTCGCCCGACTCTACCTTAGCCTGCTTGTCTGCGTAGTACTCCGTAACGGCCTCCAAAAGCGTATCACTAACTTCAATACCCATGGTATCAGTCAGACCGATAAATAACTCCAGCGTAGGCACTTTGGCGATAAGGTCCATGTACTGATTGACGGCTGCAGCCTTCTCTGTCTCGTCTTGCTGATTGGGGTCCAACGTCTGCGGTTGGAACGCCATATATAATCCAAGCGGACCCCATAACTGACGATTGTATTCATAAGCCAGCCAGCGGCACAACGGAATGATGTCACTCTCGTACCACGTTGCCTTCTCTTCCTGTGCGGTGGCGTAATTAGATGAATTCGCAAGTAGCAAAGACAGCGGCATCCCCGTCCCCATGGCAATATTAGCAATGGCGTTCTCGTAAATCTTATTATCCTTAATATCATCCACGCCCGCACCGACAGTCTTTACATCCACGGTTTCGGCGTTAATAACCCGAGCCGGCTTACCGAACCACTGGCCTACACCCTTAAACCAGTTAGACCATTTCTTTTCTTCGTCATCCTTCTTGTCAGGATTTACAGCGCCCTTCATGGCAATCAGTGTTGCCTTGATACCACCGCGGCGATAGAAGTATTCAACCCAGGCATCCTGATAGTGCATGATCCCAGCAGACGACATGACAGCCTTCGCTTCCGTAGCCTGCGAGGGGAGCACCTCGGTCGTGTGATCCAAGCGCCACATACGAACCAGTCTCTTATCGTCGGGAGTGTACTTCTCTTGTGTCATTCCAAACACACGCAGGATGTAATCAAGTTCTTGTGTGGCAGGATTCACGTATGGGGTAAATGATGTGGGGATGGCGTGATATAGACCCTTGACGCGCTCGCCTAAGATATTCGATGTCTTTAGCTGGTAGATTGTGTTCGTAGTGATATAAGACAACGTTGCAAGACGCAACAATTCTTGGGGGTTCGGCAGAAAACCTACTTTGTTCTCCCACTCGTTAGAGTTATCGTACTCTTCCCCGTTTACGGAGTACAGCGTAAACGGCATACTTGCCACAGTATTAGCTTTCAGGTTGAACGCCCGAAACACAGCGGCTACGGTTGAGTAGAATTCGTTCTGCTTTGTCATGGGCTGACCAGATAACCACGTCCACGCTTCGGGGTGCGCGTCTGTGTCCCATGGGTTGATTGACTTCATTCCGTCGCCGTTTGCCATAATTAGTTTATCCGTCATGTAATAACGCCTCCAATCTTTCTATCTCGGAACGTAGCCCTTCGTCTGGACACCAAGACAACGGACTGCCAGCTTCTTTATATTCTTTTTCCCATAAATCCCTCAAAATTTTCAGAGAATCTTTTATGGCATTTTCTCTATCATTCATTTGCGCTCCATTAGTCTAAGCTATACCATTCTTCAACCATATCCCCTTCGTACGCATACCGAAGCCCGCCGTCAATCAAGTGGTTATTCTTGTCAACGGGCACCTTCAGCACATTACCACCCGCGTCTTTCTTCCAGTGGTACTGCCTAAGTTCGTTCTGTAGATTGACACACGACTTATCTACAATGATCGTCTGCTGTTTCAGCCAGTCAATTCCGAAGTTTACAGAATCCTTCCCCTTCTTCGCGCCTACTGCATTAACGCCGTGGTTCTGTAGCTCACGGATACTCTTAGGCTCCGAGCTGTCCCACGTACTCATCGGCTCCGCTTCCTTCATGGTCTTTACTCTCTCCGCTAGTACATCGTTAGTAAGACCCTTCTCGTACAATTCCTTATAGAAATAAATCTCGCTTTTCTTTGGGACATAATGACTAACACCGAAAGCGGCAGGGTCCTGGCTAAACCCGAAGTCGCCACCCCTGCGCGTGTTCGTGCGCTGCGCCTCGGGAAGATAATACGGGTCGTTCTCATCCAGCAGGTCGGCAATCTTCCAGTTTGTGAAGATGACATTACCAAGCACACCCCAGTTACCGAGTGTGTAAACATTCTTCCAATATTCGTCTGTCTCGTTCTCTAGGATGTCTATTTCGTCCTGCTCTAAAAACCTATTATCCTTATATGTGGTCTTTAGAATTGTCAGCGTATCCGAAATATATTCCTTTTGACTCTCCGTCCATCCGAGTTTCTCGAAGTATTCCTTGTATATCCAATGGCTTTGCAAAATTGGATTAAATAGCAGAGTCAGCGTTTTCTTGATACCTTCCTGAACCTTACCGCGCTGACGGCGCAAGAGTTGCCTGATTGAATCCTGCTCTGTTTCTGTAGCCTCTTCAACGATTACATCGGTAAGATTGCCCTTTTTGAAGGCAATGGACTTCAACCGCTCAACCTTTTCCAAGCCGGCAAAGCGCGCCTGATACCCGTTCTTGCATGTTACCGTGCCATCTACCTTATTAATCTTGAAAAGGTCGTCAAGTCCCCACTCACTGATTACCTTTGCAATCTCCGTTGCAACCGACCCCTGTACAGAATCCTTTGTTTGACGACATATCAGGAAGTTCCTACCACCGCGCAAGAGCAGGTACACCACCCGCTGACCAATAATAAACTTGCTCTTGCCCGACGAGCTGCCTCCGAAGAAAATTTGTACTCGTGCTTGACAATCCAGGAAGGGGGTATAAGCCTCATTGAATGTAGACTTAGGGATATTGACATTAATCATCTGTCAGCTTTACGTTGATACTCACATCCGAGCCAAGCTTTCCACCAACCTTCAAAAGTGTGTCAATGGCGTCCTTTGCGCTGTACAGCTCTATAGACTGCGTGTGTACTTCCTTCTCTGTTTTCCCATCAATCTCCGTGCGTTGTACAATCTTCTTGATAAGCTTTGTTCGTCCGGCCTTCTTTGCTGCGTCCACGTTTAACTCAAAGCCCATCGTAGTCGTGTCCATAAACTCGCCAATATCACCACGCGCCATATCCGCAAGCAGCTTCAAGGCCTCGTCCGCCCCCATGTGAACCTCGCTCATTCTTGCCTGAAGGTGGGAGGCAAAGTTAACATCTGCAAATAATTTACTCGAAAGAGAGCGGGCGGATTCGTCGGTCACGCTGGGGAAAGCCTTCTTGTATGCCTTCCACTGGTTAAAGCATAAAAGGTACTCATCTTGTACCTTTTGGTGTTTCTTGGTTAGGGGTTTTAGTTCCTTGGTTTCTTCGCTCATATAGATATCGGTCTATTCTACACTATTTCCCGCGAAAATGCACTAGTCGGTTACAATCCCCTCCATGCGGTCCCTTGTTATAGCGTACCTGTTCGTGATTATTGCGGTGGAGTTTTGTCTGTGCTGCTTTGTGGCTGGGTATATTCACCCATAGGCCATTC